AAATCGACGTGACTGACGGCACAACTCTGTCGGCTACCGACGGCGACTAACCGGCAGTCAACAGTAGCACCAGGGGCTGGTCTCTTTCAAGGGATCGGCCCCTTCTCACATTAAGAGGTTGCGATGGCAGCGGGTGATACCGGGATCACAATTTGTTCAGATGCCCTGCTCCTGATTGGCGCAAAGGCCATCACGTCGTTCAATGATGGCACCGACGAGAGCTCGGTCTGCGACCGTCTGTACCCAGACATCCGCGACTCCACGCTGGTGATGTACCCGTGGAGTTTCAACACCAAGAAGGTGCAGCTCGCTCGCCTGCTGACAGCGCCGACATCGGTCTGGAAATACGCCTATCAGCTGCCGGGTGATCGCCTGGCCGGCCCGCGTGCTGTTTATGACACCGCCAGCCCAGGCGCTTCAGTGCAGAAAGACTGGGAGATCCAAGGCGACCAGCTGCTGACCAATATTGAGGCCGTGTTCATCGACTACCAGTACAGCGTCGGTGAGTTCGCCTGGCCGCAGTATTTCACCCAGCTGATGAAGTACATGATGGCTTGGCATCTGGCCGAGCCGATCACCGAACAACAGGACAAGTCGCTGCGCTGGGAGCGCAAGGCAGTGGGCGACCCGTCCGAGAATGGCCGCGGCGGCTTCTTACGCACGGCTATGAACATCGATGCGCAGGGTCAGCCGACCCGTGCGATGGAAGACTACACCCTGATCGCGGTGAGAAACTGATGCCGCGCTTCGTCGACTTCGCGACCAACTTCAGCACGGGCGAGCTCGACCCGCTGCTCCGTGCGCGGGTTGACCTGCAGTCCTATCCAAACGCGCTGGCCAAGGCGACCAACGTGCTGATCCAGCCGCAAGGTGGACTGCGACGCCGGCCAGGCTTGAAACACATCCTTGAGCTGCCCAACAGTAGCACCGCGTCTGCCGGCAATGGCGTGCGCCTGGTGCCGTTTCAGTTCTCGGTCGATGACTCTTATATGCTGTGCTTCACGCACAACCGCATGTATGTCATCAAGAACGGCGCTGTGGTGGCCAACATCAACAGCAGCGGCAACAACTATCTGACGACTAGCATCGGCAGCAGCATTGTCGATGACATGTGCTGGACACAGTCTGCTGACACCCTGATTGTCGTTCACCCAGATCTGCAGCCGACCAAGATTGTGCGCGGCGCAAACGATGCCAGCTGGACGGCCAGCACGATTACGTTTGACAGCATCCCGAAGTACGCCTTCACGTTGTCGGCAAGCAACCCGTCCGGCACGATCACGCCGTCTGCCGTGGCCGGCAACATCACGATTACCGCATCGGCCTCGGTGTTTAGCAGCGGCCATGTCAACCAGTACATCAATGCCAGCCCACAGGGTCGAGCAAAGATCGTTCGGTTCAACTCTGCCACATCGGTCGACGCCATCACCGAATACCCGTTTTTCAACACCGCAGCGGTTGCCAACGGCAGCTGGGAGCTCGAGACCGGCTACGAGGACGTGTGGAGCTCTGGCAAGGGCTGGCCGCGGTCAGTGACGTTCCATGAAGGTCGGCTGTACTTTGGCGGCAGCAAGTCTCGCCCGTCGACCATCTGGGGCTCAAAGATCAATCTGTTCTTCGATTTCGTGCCAAGCGAATCGCTGGACGATGACGCAGTCGAGGCGACCCTCGACACCAATGACCTGAACGTAATCACGGACATCATTTCGTCGCGTGACTTCCAAGTGTTTACGACCGGCGGTGAGTTCGTCGTTCCGCAGCAAGGTACCGATCCGGTGACACCGCTGACGTTTACCTTTAAGAACGTCAGCCGCAACGGCATCAAGCCTGGCACGCGGGTGCAGTCGGTTGAGTCTGGCTCGATCTACATCCAGCGCCAGGGCAAGTCGCTTAATGAGTTCGTCTTCTCTGACACGCAGCTGACCTATATCACTCAACGCATCTCGCTGCTTGCAGGCCATCTGTTGAAAGGCCCGCAGCGCATCGCCTTGCGTCGTGCTGCCAGCACCGAGGAAGCCGACCTGCTGATGATGACCAACACCAGCGACGGCACGATGGCGGTGTTCTCGATCATGCGTAGTCAGCAGATCACGTCACCAAGCGAGTACATCACCGACGGTGATTTCATGGATGTTGGTGTCGACGTGACGCAGATCTACGTCGTGACCAAGCGCGTGTTCAATAGCACAACCCGGTACTTTATTGAGCAGTTCAAGGACGATCTGTATACCGACTGCGCATTTACTGGTGGCTCGGCTGGTGGTGTCGGTTCTGGTCTGCCGCACGTCGGCAAAGCGCTGAACGTCATCACTGATGGTGTGCCGCAAAGTAATGAAACTGTGAGCGCTGGTGGCGCGGTGACGTTTGATCGTGAATCGACCACCAGCTACGAAGTCGGCCTGCCGTTTACGGTCTATGCCAAGACGATGCCGGTGGAGATCAAGCTGCAGACCGGCAGCCGTGTGTCGTTCAAGAAGCGCATCGTTGAGATCAGCGCGGTGCTGGACGACACGCAGCACTGCCTGCTCAACGCGCAGGAAGTGGCTTTTAGATTGATGGACAACCCGCTGCTGGATGACCCGGTGCCGACGTTCACCGGCATCAAGCGCGTCAACGGCATCCTCGGCTACAGCCGCGAGCAGGCGATCGAAGTGACGCAGAGTCTGCCGCTGAAGATGAATCTGCTCGGCCTTGATTACCGAGTCGCTGTTTATTCGGGAACCTGACGATGGCCATTACACCAGGACAACTTGTCGCAGGCGCTGGGTTTCTTACCAGCTATGCGCAATCGCAGATGCAGCTCGCTGCTGGCATTCAGCAGCAGACCGGCTATTTGCTGCAAGCACGCGACAACCTCGCTGTGGCCGAGGTGCGTGCCGACATGGCAGAGATGTATGCCGCCATCCAGGCAGGTCGCACGCTCAAGAAGTCGCAGATGGAGTCGCAGAACTACCAGATCGCTGGCAACACGCTGCTGAAAAATATGCGTGCGACCAACGCTGCGATTCGCGCTCGAGCTGCTGCAAACGGTGTGGTGCTGGGCGAAGGCAGTGTGCAGGCCGTGCAAAACGAAAACGTCAGAGCAACCATGTTTGACGTGGGCATCACCGACCTGAATGCACTGACGGCTCGCATCATGGGCTACGAAGACGCGACCGCATTGGTGCAGTCGACCGAGTACCAGAACATGCTGAACCTGTTCACCGCAGAGCGCCAGGGTGCGCAGTACGAACAGGCTGGCGGTGCAGCTCGCACGACAGGTGGGCTTCTAAGTAACGCAACGCTAGCAACTGCTGCAGTCAATTTTGGCGAGCGGTACTTCGGCGATACAGGCAAGAAAGGTAAATGACGATGGCGACGCGACTGACAGAAGGACAAGTACAGCTGCGCGGTGCCGGCGGTGTGCCGATGCAGCAGGTCGTGCCGACCGAGGTCGACTACATGACCGCTGCCCGCGCTGAAGCAAATGTCAGCAACGTGTATGCGCAGATCCTCGACCGGATGGCCACGAGCATCAACAAATACTCTGCCGAGCTGCGTACAAAAGAAGGGTTAGATTGGGTTGCAAATAATCCAGTAACCGACATTGATTTACAACTGGCGCGTGATGGCGTTGTAGTTGGTTTGGGCGGCGGCATTGGAAAAGTGTCAGGAGACTTCCCTAGCTTTTTTAATGCTGCCGTTCGCAAAGCAAGATCAGAAGAGCTCGCCGGCCACTTTATTCTTCACGCCAGCAATGAGCTTGGAAAAATGTTGGTGCAAGTTGAGAACAACGAATTGCAATCGAGCGATGTTGAAAACAAGATCGCCGCACTTGCCGGAAGTTTTCAAAAGGTCGTTGCCAAGGCAGATCCAGACGCAGCGCTCAAGGTTGCCGCAACCATCAAAACGCACGGATCAACCGTCCTAAACAAAGCATACGAGGTTCAGCTCAAGCGCGAAAAAGAACAGCGGCTCATAACATTTGACCTTGGCTTTAACGAGCAATTGCGTTTACTGCAAGCAAAAATAGAACAAGGTTTTTGGGTTGATGAAAATGGCCAGCAAAGAAGTGTTGAAGATTATGTAAATGTAGTTCGCAATTTTGTTGCCTCAACAGCGTTAACTCATGGTGGCCTTGCGTTTCAAAAAGAATATTCCGAAAAGTTTGAAACCCAACTCCGCGAAGTCAGAAAAAATGTTGTGCTTGTTCACATTGTCTCTGACCCGAATTTAATGGGTGATTATGAGGGGACTCGAAACAAGATTATTGCGGGCGATCTTGGACGAGTTAGCCCCATCATCCAATACATCAAACAAAATGACCCGGATTCATTTGTTAAGATTCTAAATTCTTTTACTCAGCAGTCTGTTGACGTTGAAAGCAACAGAAGGCAAAAACAAGAAGAGGAGAAGAAATTAAAAGACAGAAGGTTGGTTGAGCTATATGCGGAATGGCACAGAGCAGGCCCGGCTCAAAGGCGTGCGCTTGAGGCTCAAATGGTTCCTTTGGCGGGAACAATGGATCAGCTCGACAAATTCTTGAAGGATGACAAAGACAATAAAGGCGATCCGTTGGTAAGAATGCGCTTAAAAGATGAAATTAAAAACAATCGAATTACAGACCCTGGGCAATTGCTGCCTTATTTCAATCGTGGGCAAATCAACCCAGCGCAATTAAACGAGCTGCAAGAATTTATTTACTCAACTGAAAAGCCGCAGATTGCGGCTGCAGAGCAAACATTGCGTCGATTCTCTGGGGTGCCAGACAACCTAACCAGTGCTTTCGATCCAAAATCATCTGAGTTTGTTAAGCATGAAAAACTTAAGCAGCGGTTTGACGATCTTGTGCGCATTGAGCAAGACAAGCAAAGAGCGCTGCCGCCAGAAAAAAGGACGGGGGTTGACTACGAAGGAATAGCCAACCAAGTAACAAAAGGGTTTAGGGAAAATGATGTTGCAATTGATCGCAAAAAAGACGCTCAAGCAAAGCTAGAAAAAATATCGGCAAAAGCGAAAGAAGAGTTTGGCGTCAACGTGACGATCAATGCAAATACGAGCATGGCAGATTTGATGGCGCTTGAGGCAAAGAGAAAGAAAGACATACTGCCAATAAAGGTTGTGGTGTTTACGAAAGACGAACTGAAACGCATTGAGAAGCTGATCAATATTCTGAAAGAATGACATGCGTTCATTGATTGAACAGGAATACATAAACGACCTGCTGGCGGCAAAGTATCCCGCAGAGTCTATTGACGGTATGCAGCTGGCTGCTGCTGATACTGGTCGCCTGCCGGAGGTTGTGGTTACTGGTGAGCCTGAAGCGCCGACAGGTGCTGGCGGCCCAGCTGGAGTACCGGAGCCACGCTTTGGCCGCGGTGGCGTTACCAAGGCGCAGTCGGAGGCTGCCGGTGGTCTTGAAAAGCCTCTAGGGGCAATGCTCGACATGGGCGCTGCGACGGTCAAAGGCATGACACAAGGCTTTGTCGGCCTGCCTGGTGACATCGAGTCGCTGGCCTATGGTGTGAAAGAGATCTTCAGACGCGGTGCCGGCGAGAGTGTGCTGGATGCTTTCCTGCGTGGCATGGAAGAGCAGACCATCCTGCCAAAGACCGAAGAGATTAGGAAGTGGCTGGATGAAAACGTCGGCACCGTTGCCGGCGGACAAAATCCATACGAATCGATTGGGGAAGTTGCTGCGCCTGGTGGCTATGTTGACGTAGCCAAAGCTGGCCTCAAGGGCGCAAAAGCTCTCGGCACTGAGCTCGCACCAGTTGCCGGCAAGATGGCCGAGGATTATATGGCCAAGACCGGCGGCTTGATGAAAGCAGCGCCGGACATCAAGGTCTTCAACGAGCCGATCAAGGTACAGCCGAGCATCAACACATTGTCCGGTGGCTTCGACAATGCGATCGCCAACTTCACTACGCTCGACCAGCCGGCACGCATTGAGCGAACCAAGCAGGCCAACCAGGTACTGGCCAAGTGGCTTGGCACCAACTCAGCAGGCAAGACTAAGCCGCTGCTGACAACCAACGGCAAGCTGCTCAAGACTGAGAAAGGTGTGGAAGGCGGCGAGCCGATCACGCTGCCGGATGGCCGCAACGTCGAGAGCGCTGGTCTGGCACTTTCGCCAGCATTCAAAGAGGGCAAGTTCACAACCTGCCCGAACTCAGCATCTTGCGCTGGTGACTGCCTGGGCAAGACTTCTGGTGGCTACTTCTTCATGGGTGGTGGCGCTGATCTGAATGCACTCAAAGGCCCGCGTATGCGCAGCTTTGAGCTGACGCAGGCATTCATGCGCGACCCTGAAAACTTTGCGATCAAGCTCAACGACGAAATTACCGCGTTGAAGATCAAGGCAGCACAGAACGGCAACCACCTTGCGATTCGCTTAAACGTGCTGTCTGACGTCAACCCGCGTGTATACGAGAAGATCATCAAGGGCAATCCAGATGTGACGTTCTACGACTACACCAAGAACAACACGAATCCGATCGCACCGAACCATCACTACACCTACTCTTCGACGGGTGTGTCGCAGCCTGCTGGGTACAACGGCCTGAAAGAATCGATCAACAACCCGAACCAGAACTGGAAGCAGATGCGCCGCCGCTTGGATTCTGGGTCTAATGTCGCAATGGCGTTTAGCCACAAGTCAATCCTGCCAGAGCGTGTGATCGATGAAGAGACCGGCAAAATCTACAAGGTCATCGATGGCGACACCTATGACTTCAGGCCGCTCGACATCCAGCCGCCTGGTGCTGATGGCGTCATCGTTGGTCTACGCAACAAGGCGAATACGCGCAAAGAAGTTAGTGCAGCAAAAGACTCCAACGGATTCTTTGTCCACTTCGACCCGCAGATCCAAAAGGTTAAGGGCAAGCAGGTCAGGGATGAGAGCGGGAAGCCGGTTTACGGCAACAGGGATGTTACGATTGCCAAGCAAGGCACAGGTCAGATCACGTTGACGAATGACTATCAGCCGCTTGGAGAGCCCAAATGAAAAAAGAAGTCACGCTAAACGAAGAAGATTTCCTGCAGCAGTTCCCAAATCAGTCGCTGTTCGACCGGGAGCCGGAGGACATTCCTGATTCCTTTGAGCTTGACCAGGCAGCGCTGCAGAACTTGAAGCCATTCAATTTTGCGGATCTGCACCAAGCTCCGCAGCCGGCTGCTACCCAGACCGCGACAGCCCAAGTGCCGACTGCTACGCCGGAACAGGTGCCGATTGAACAGAACAAGGAACAGACGTAATGGCCATCGATCCCCTAAACAAGCGCCTAGATCAGCTGGTCGATAGTTCGCTTCCGCTAGACAAGACGCCGCAAGAAGCGCCATCGACATTGGTTGAGCCGGTCGATGAGTTTGAATCTGTCCAGGTTGCCGGGGTCGGATCTGCTCTAAAAGAAGTCCTAAAAGGCGGCAAGGCGGTACGCGGCAAGAAACAGCTGGACATGCTGGACGCCATGAAGGCTGCACCAGAGTCGCCGCCTCCAGCTGCAGCCGCCGAAGCAGCCGCCCCGGCACCTGCTCCTGCTGCGGCAAACCCAGCCGCCCCTAAAGCAGCCGCGCCAAAGCCTGCTGTCAAGATGCCGAAGGCTGCGGTTGAGCCACCCTCCCCGCAGACATTGCAGGCAGATGCGGCGACAGCAAAAGGTGCCGGCAAGCCGCCGGAGCAGCCATTCAACCTTGATTTGTACGACGAGCAAAGCGTTGCTCAATACACCGAAGCGGTATTGAAGAACGCTGGCATTGATTACCAACGCATTACTTTTGCTGAAATTGAAGAGCGGGTTGCGCGTGAAGGCATGGGGCCGGAATACACAGCTCAGATTCGCGCTATTGCAGACCGCTACGGCGACCTGCCCTTTGAAGTGCGCCGCGCTTCGCTTGCCTTTCCTTTGCACGTTAGGGAGCTCAACACGGTTACTGAGGCACTGCTAAAGACCCCGGGCGACAAGGAGCTGCAGCGCAAGTTTCTAGAGCAGTGGGCGGTGACCGTCCATGTTGGCCAGGCAGCCAAGGATATTCAGGTTGCGCCAGCGCAGGCGCTTGCCGTATTGAACCAAAGCCGGACAAGCATTTCGGCTATGGACATGAAATCAATCAGGACTTTGCTTGATGATCCAAACATTGATGAAAACATCCGGCAGGCAGCCGAAGGCATCGCGTCCCTAGTCGATAACTCGGCAAAGGCAAAGCTGATCGACAAGCTGTCCAAGGTTGGATTTGTCAAAGATTTGTGGTTGTCCACTTGGGTTAACGGGCTGCTTTCTTGGACTGCGACGCCAACTGTCAACTTCATTAGCAACAGCTCATTTGCGCTGTTGCAGCCTTTTACCCGCTTCACAGCTGGAGCAATTGGTGGAGCGCGGCAACTGTTGCCTGGCGCTAACCCTGATCGCGTGTTCATGGGTGAGGCATTTGCTGGGTTTGCTGGCTACGTTCAGAGCAGCAAAGACGCGATGCGTTTGGGATGGGAAGCGCTCAAGACAGGCAAGACGCTGGATGATCGGATTGGCGCTGCGGCTGCCACCAAGCTAGAAACTCGCGGCGGCGCAGCTGGTCTGGATGCTGCCGAATACGGGTTTGAGGGCAAGACAGCAGCTGGCTTAACCCTGTGGTCAAAGTTTGTGGCGGTGCCTGGTCGAGTCATTCAATCCCAGGACGAGGCATTCAAGGCGCTTGCCTACAAATTTGAGGTCAATGCGCAGGCCTATCGTGATGGGGTTCGCTATGAAAACCAGCTGCTGACAGATGGTGTTGATGAGGCTACTGCGAGCAGTATGGCCAGTCAACGCATTATCGACAGCATGAACAACCCACCAGATTTTATGGACGCAGCGGCAGAAGACTTTGCCAAGATGCTGACGTACACGCGGGAGCTCGACGGGTTTGCCGCCAAGGTGCAAGAGGTCTCAAACGTCAACGTGCTGACTAAGACCACGATGCCATTTGTACGCACGCCGACCTGGTTGATTTCTGAGGGTTTGCAGCACAGTTGGTTTGCTCCGTTGTCGCAGCAATGGTGGAAGGACATAAAGGCTGGTGGTGCGCAACGTGATCTGGCGCTTGCTAAGTTTGGCCTTGGCAGCACCGCGATGATTGCGATGACCTCGCTGGCTGTTGACGGTCGAATCACTGGTGGCGGCCCTGGTAATTCAGAGTTGCGCAAAGTTTATCTACGCGATGGCTGGCGGCCTTATTCGTTCGTGTTGAATGCTGGTGAATGGGATGACGAGTTTAAGGAATATCTTGAGAATATTCCAAACATGGATCCATCAGTTGGTAAGAATGGCAAGCTGTATATCAGTATGCGTGGGTTTGATCCGATTGCTGCGCCGTTCGCCATGTCTGCCGACTTCGTTGAATATGCGCGGTATGAAGACGACCAAGACATGATTGCCCAAATCGGTCTCGGCGGTCTGTTTGGCCTGTACCAATACATCGGACAGTCGCCGTTTATGCAGACGCTGGGCGGCATGGTTGGCACACTTGGGAACAGCATCCCAAATCCCAAGCAATCAATGAAGGACGTGATCAATCAGATTGCTGGAAACGTGTCTGGCTATGTTATTGGCGGCTCGCCAATAGGTGCATGGAGCTCATTCCAGGCTGGCATTGAGCGATACATTGACGGCAGCAAAAAGGATATTACTGCGCCACCGGACATGCCGACCGGCGTTAAGGGTTGGTACGAGGGTTATCTGCGCTGGCGCTCGCGCACGCCTGGGCTGTCTGGTGATCTGCCAGACCGGTTGAATCGTTGGGCAGAGGTTGAGCCAGAGCTCGACCCGGCTCGGCCTTGGCTGGGCTTTACTGGTATCCGCACGTCTGAGTCAAAGATGCAGGAAGTCGACCGCATGTTGATCTCGCTTGGAATGCCGCTGGCCATGCCGGCAAGGGCAATCAGCCAGACGAATAATCAGGGTGTCGGTGCCACCGTAAAACTTGACACAAAGGAATACAACGAACTGCTGCGGATCTATGCGCAAGACATTCAAATCGGCGGCATGAATGTCCAAGAAGCGCTGGTACACCAAGCAAAACAACCCGATTTTTTGATGCTTGATAAATATTATCAGCAAGAAACCATCAAGATGATTGACAACAAATTTATGGAGGCGGCAAGGAAAACCTTGCTGCTCAACAGTGATTACGGTGCCGCCATTCAAGAGCGCCTTGAGATCGAGCAAGAGAGAAAACAACTACGCGGTTCGTACAAGCAGTGAGTACAATTACCAATTGGAAGGATTGAGACATGGGCGTACCAATTAACAATGTGACAAGGCGTGTGGTCTTTGCCGCTTCAGGCACAGGCCCGTATGCGTTCACGTTCGAGATCCTGGCGGCGACCGACATATCGGTCTACAAGGACGACGCGCTGCTGACGCTGACCACCGACTACACGGTGACGATCAACAGCAACGGCACCGGCAGCGTGACGCTGACCGCATCGCCGACCGGTGCGACGCAGATCGCCATCGTCGGCAACCGGACGATCCAGCGCACCACGGACTTTGTGACCGGTGGCGACTTCTTCGCCAACACGCTAAACGACGAGCTGGATCAGCAAACGATCTTTGCGCAGCAGAATGCCGAGGGTCTGGCGCGTGCGCTGTCTGCACCACAGACCGACCCGACCACGATCAACATGATCCTGCCTCGAGCAGCACTGCGTGCGAACAAAGCACTCGGCTTCGATGCCAACGGCAACCCTGCTATCGCTGACACGCTTGGCACCAACCGCGGCAACTGGGCGGCGAGCACGCTGTACTACGTCCGAGACATCGTCAAGGACACCACCAACAACAACATCTGGCAGTGTATCGTCCAGCATACCTCGACCGGTTCGCAGCCGATCAACACCAACACCGATAGCGCCAAGTGGACGCTGCTGGTGGATGCTGCCGCTGCTTCGACTTCAGCTAGCAACGCGGCCTCCTCTGCATCCGCTGCAGCAACTAGCGCATCAAACGCTTCGACCTCGGCATCCAATGCTTCGAGCTCGGCCAGCACTGCAAGCACTGCAGCGTCTAACGCATCAACGTCGGCAACCAATGCCGCGAGCTCTGCCTCGACAGCCTCGAGCGCGGCAACGACTGCTAGCACGGCGGCAACCAACGCCGGCAACAGCGCAACCGCTGCGGCAACATCGGCGACCAATGCGTCGAACAGCGCGAGCTCTGCCAGCACGTCGGCCAGCAACGCCTCCAGCTCGGCATCGTCGGCCTCGACATCGGCGAGCAACGCATCAACCAGTGCGACCAACGCAGCCAACTCTGCGAGCTCGGCAAGCACTAGCGCGACCAATGCATCCAACAGTGCGACCGCAGCTGCTGCAAGCGAAACCGCTGCAGCGAGCTCGGCAACTGCCGCAGCTGCAAGCTATGACTCTTTCGACGATCGATACCTGGGCGCGAAGACCAGCAACCCGACGCTGGACAACGACGGCAATGCGCTGCTGACCGGTGCGCTGTACTTCAACAGCGCGGCCAACGAGATGCGGGTATACACCGGCTCGGCCTGGCAGGCGCTGCCGACCCTGCCGGATCTGACCGTCGAGAAGAGCTTCAAGGCAACAGCAGGCCAGACCAGCTACACGTTTACCGGTGGCTACCGTGTCGGCTTCACTTACGTCTGGGTCAACGGTGCGCTGCTGTACAGCGACGAGATCACCGCGACCAACGGCTCGACGATCACCTTCACCACCGCGCTGACGCTGGATGACGAAGTGCGCATCCTGACGTTCAAGGCAGTCGCCTCGGTGACTGCTGCAGATGTCGGAGCTCTGCCGACAACCGGCGGCACGATGACCGGCAACATCACTTTCAACGGTGGGCAGACGTTCCCTGGCACTGGCGACGTGGCCGGTCAATCGTCGAGCGTCGACAACGAGATCGCGCTGTTCTCTGGCACCGGTGGTAAGACCATCAAGCGGGCGACGACAACTGGCGTGCTGAAGGCCTCGAGCGGTGTGATAGCCGCAGCTGTGGCTGGCACAGACTATGTGACGCCGAGCGGTACTGAAACGCTGTCGAACAAGACGCTGACCGACCCGGCAATCACCGGCACGATCCTCGAGGACATCTTCACCATCACCGACGGCGCGGCCTTTGAGATCGATCCTGGCAACGGCTCAATCCAGCTCATCACGCTCGGTGCTAACCGGACACCCAAGGCGACGAACTTCGCCAACGGTGAGGCCGTGACGCTGATGGTGGACGATGGTTCAGCCTACACACTAACGTGGACTGACACGACCTTTGGTACATCTGGCGTTTCGTGGAAAACAGACTCTGGTTCTGCGCCTACGTTAAATACCACAGGTTATACGGTAATCGTGCTGTGGAAAGTTGGCGGTCAGGTTTACGGTGCGCGAGTAGGAAATAACTGATGCTAACTAATAAGCTCTTAGGTGCTGCTGCGGCGGCTGTTCCTCAATACATCGAGGACGTATTCTCGACATACCTTTACACGGGTACTGGGGCATCACAAACCATTACTAATAATATCGACCTTTCTACTAAAGGAGGGTTAGTTTGGTTTAAAGATCGATCAACAACATTTAGCCATAATTTATATGATACGGCTAGAGGAACAACAAAGGCTATTTTTTCAAATGTAACTGATGCTCAAAGCACTATTGCGACTGGACTTACTGCATTTAACACAAATGGTTTTTCAATAGGTTCAAATGCTGCAATAAATACATCTTCAAATAATTTAGTCTCATGGACATTCCGCGAGCAAGAAAAGTTCTTTGACATTGTGACGTGGACAGGTAACGGGACAAGTCCTAGAGCCATTTCCCATTCGTTGGGTAGTGTGCCGGGCTGCATAATCGCAAAATCTTTAAGCTACGCCGGTAATTGGTTTGTTTATCATCGGTCTATTGGGGCAACGAAAGACTTACGATTAAATGGAACCAATTCAGAAACCACTACGTCTGCCAGTTGGGGAGACACGGCACCCACATCTACGCAATTTACTGTTGGTGGCAATTCAAACGTCAATAACGAAACCTACGTTGCCTACCTATTCGCTCACGACGCTGGAGGCTTTGGCGCGTCTGGTACGGACAATGTGATTAGTTGTGGGTCGTTTACAACTGATGGAAGCGGTAATGCGACGGTGACGTTGGGGTATGAGCCTCAGTTGGTGATATGGAAAGCAGCAAGCGGAAGTACGCCAACAGGAAATTGGTGGATTGCAGACAACATGAGAGGGTTTTCGCAAACAGGGATGAATACTCTGTATGCAAACACATCTGCGGCAGAAAATGTTTTCACTACTAAATATGTTTGCCCAACGGCTACAGGATTTGAGCTTGTAAACGGTTTTGAAAACCCAACGACCACCTACATCTACATCGCCATCCGTCGCCCGATGAAAACGCCGACGAGTGGAACGAGTGTGTTTGTTCCCACTACTTTTACTGGTGTTGATGCACTTCAAACATCCAATTTTCCTGTAGATTTTCTATTTGAAGGTCAAAATTTGGCTGGAACTATCCAATGGTATTGGATGGACAGATTGCGTGGTGCAGATAAATTTTTAGAAAGTAATGCAACAAGTGCTGAATCAACGCAGTCTGGTGGCATATTTACTAGTAATACGCAAGTAAGAGCAAGCGACGATGGAAATAGTTCCAAACGCTCTTATCAAATGTTTAGACGCGCTCCCGGCTTCTTTGATGTGGTGTGTGATACAGGAACAGCATCAGGACATACAATAAATCACGGTCTAGGTGTAGTACCTGAATTGATGATTCGCAAGAAACGAAACTCAGCCACTAACTCAGATTGGATTGTATGGCATACGTTGTTTAGCGGCACAAATAAGTATTTGTTCCTAAACCAAACAGATGCTGAAGCCACAAACGCCGGGTTTTGGACATCTACAGCACCAACGTCAACGGTATTTAGCGTCGGCACTGGATCAAGAGCAAACAACCTTAACGACACCTACGTTACTTACCTATTCGCTACTGTTGCAGGCGTATCCAAAGTAGGTAGTTACACAGGTACAGGAACGACGCTAACGATTGACTGTGGCTTTACTGCTGGCGCTAGATTTGTTCTTATTAAGCGCACAAGCTCAACGGGCGATTGGTACGTTTGGGATACTGCTAGAGGGATTATTAGTGGTAACGACCCTTACCTGCTTCTGAACTCGACTGCGGCTGAAGTGACCAACACAGACTATATTGACCCTGTGAACTCTGGATTTCAGATTAGCAGCACAGCGCCAGTGCAAATTAACCAAAGCGGTGGAACATTCATCTTCTTAGCTATTGCTTGAGGACAATCATGGAAATCAGACTTAGAACAGGGCAAGTGATGACAGAGAGCGAGTTTCGCGCTGCTCATCCGAACACTAGTTTTCCTCAACAGCTGACGGTTGAGCTGCTGGATGGCTTCGACGCCGACCCGGTGCTGAACGGGCCGACGCCGAGCGCAGGCCGGTACCAGACCGTGGCACGCGATGGCGTCGAGGAGATCAACGGCAAGTGGTTCACCAAGTTTGCCCTGGTGGACATGAGCGACGAGGCGAAGGCTGCAGTGGACGCGCAGCAGTCGGCCTCGATCCGAGCCGAGCGCAACCGCAGGCTGTCCGAGTCGGACTGGACACAGCTGGCTGACGCGCCGGTCAACCGCGAGGCGTGGCTGGCTTACCGCCAGGCGCTGCGGGATCTGACCGCGCAGGCTGGCTTCCCGTTTGAGATCACCTGGCCGGAGCTGCCGACAGTGTAAGTCCAATTACCAACCGCCCCGATGGGGCTCAAGAAAAAGACTACAGAAGAAAGGAGCCCCAGATGGGCAAGTCACAGAAACTAGGGAACATGCCGAACGCTCCTGCATTTAGTGCGTATGCCAATGCGAGCACGTCTATACCTACGGCTGCGATTACTAAGGTCAATTTTGCGGTTGAAGATTTTGACACCAACAGCAACTTCGCCAGCTCGCGGTTTACGCCGACTGTCGCTGGGTACTACCAGATCAACGCAAGCGTGCAGTTCACTGGTAGCACAACCAACCCGCTCTGCTACATCACAAAGAACGGCTCGCAGGTTAAGTGCGGAAGCTACACGACAGGATCGTTTACTGGCCCGGTATCTGTGGCCAGCGGTTTGGTCTACCTGAACGGTAGTACCGACTACGTTGAGGTGGCTGCATACCACGCGACAGGCAGCTCTGTGAACACGCTTGCTGCTGCCGACACGACCAGGTTTGACGGCTGCCTTGTGCGCCCTGCTTGATGGAGTGAATGATGGAGAACTGGTTGACCAATCTGGGTGTCGGCGTTGGAGCTGCTGTTGCTGGTGCTTATGCCATGTGGCGCAAGGTACTGGCCGACAACCGCGAGGGGCGCATAAACAACACGACAGATGCCGCGACTCAGCAGGTCATTCAGATGCTGCGCGATGAGGTTGAGCGGCTGTCGCAGCGGCTGGCTGCGGTCGAAGAGCAGAACCGCAAGTGCGAGGAAAACAACCATGCTTTGCGTGAAGAGATCATCAGCATGAAGAAGCAGCTCCACCTGTTCTGATGTGCTTGACCCGATCACCATTGCCGCGGCCTACAAGGCATGTACCACGGCAATCGACCTGGCCAAGAAAGGTGTCGAGCTCTACAAGCAGATCAAGTCGACCAGCGGGGATGTCAGTGACGTACTGAAAGACCTGAAGGAGCAGTACAACAAGATCGTCAGCCCGAGTAAAGAGCAGACGAAGCAGTACCAGGAAGAGGTCAAGCGTGTGCAGGAGGTGGCGAAGGCCACGCCGGATGATGTGCTGAACGACATCTGGTCAAACCTTGGCAACTTCATCGACCAGTACGAAGCGCTCGCAAAGATATATGTGCAGAGCGAGGCGGCAGCAAAGGAAGTTTACCGAGGCGATTTGTCGGTAGGTCGCAGGGCGCTGGAGCGCATCCGGCTTGAGAGCAAGCTGAACGAGATGCTGGCGCAGGTGCGAGAACAGATGGTGTTCAATACGCCGAGTGAGCTTGGCTCAGTGTGGAGCCTTTTTGAGAAGGCGTGGACTGACATCCAGAACGAGCAGGCAGATGCGTTAGCAGCAGAGACTAGAAAGATCCAGGCGGCTCGATGGCGACGAAGGCGGGCAATAAATCGACTCAAAAGCCGGCTGGTATGGATTGGGGCAGTCGTGTTCGTAATTCTGTGGGCAGTGGGTCTAATGTGGCTGGTGATCAAAAGCGCGACGATGAGAATGTACCTTGGTCATTGATCGCTACGGTCATGGCTGTGGTGCTGATGTTTTTCATCGTCATGCCGGTGCTGTCCTTCATGTACTACGACATGTGGTTCGCGACCCAGGCTGCGGTGCATGAGGTAAAGAAGATGAAAGAATTGAGGCGTCAAATCTTAGAGGAGCGGCGTCAAGAAACCATTAGGAGCGAATGATGTTGACACTGTCGCAGCTGAAGCAAATGATCCCGCGCAACCCTTATGCCCACCACTGGCATGAGGCGCTGGCGGCACCGCAGGATGAGCTCGGCGGGTCGACCCTGCTGGATGACTACGAGATCAACACGCCCACCCGCATCGCTGCCTTTGTCGCGCAGTGCGCCCATGAGTCTGGCAACTTCATGGTGCTGAAAGAAAACCTGAACTACAAGCCGGCCACCCTGCGCCGGATCTTCCCCAAATACTTTTCGACTGATGAGATTGCTGAAGACTACTGTCGCCGCCCGAGCCGCCAAGAGGCTATTGCAAACCGCGTCTATGCCGGTCGCATGGGTAATGGCGATGAGTCTAGTGGTGACGGTTGGCGCTTCTGTGGCCGCGGTCTTATCCAGCTCACTGGTCGGTCAAATTATCAGGCATTCGCTGACAGCCTGGAGATGAGCATCGACGACGTGCCTGAGTACCTAGCTACGTTTGAGGGTGCAGCGCAGTCGGCCTGCTGGTTTTGGGAAACCAACAAGCTGAACCAGTGGGCAGACACCGGCGACATCCTGACGCTGACCAAGCGCATCAACGGCGGCACGATCGGACTGAACGACCGCATCAAGCACTACAAGCACGCGCTGTCGATCATGCAGGGAGGCCACTGATGCTGAGAGCTCTAGCCATCGCCCTGCTGATCGGCATCACGATCGGTGCCTGCGAAGACCGCTTCAGGTATCCCTGCCAGGACAACAAGAACTGGGCCAAGCCTGAGTGCCAGCGCCCGACCTGTGCCATGACCGGCACCTGCCCCGACCAGCTGGTGCCAGCTGCTGACTTCAAGCCGGAGGAACAAAAATGAAATGGACTCCTGACCAAATTGATTCGGTCATCAAGCTGATCATCGGCGCGACGTTCTGCGTGGTGCTGCTGATGATGAGCACGCTGTCGATGTACTCGGTTGTGTTTGTGACCCAGCCCATGACCGGCATCGCGCCTGCCGACAAGCAGTTCTTCATGCTGCTGTCGGACATGAGCAAGTACATCCTCGGGGCGCTCGCGACCCTACTGGCCATCAAGGGCAAGGATGGTGTCGCCAAGCTGATCGACCCGCCGCCTGGTGTGTCGAAGGCCAGCGACTGGACTGACCCGCCGCCGCCTGCACCCAAGGCTCCGGCACCAACTCATGCGCCTGTGCGCATGGAACCGCAGCTCGACGCTGCTCCCGTTGTGACCGGATTCGGTGGCAAGAAGGCACCGCCGCCGGCTCCTGAACCTGAGATCTGAGGAGGTGTGAGATGAACACTTTGATTTTGATTCGCATGGTAGTCACCGCAGTCGCCAGCCTGATGCTGGCCTTCAACGTCCATGCTGGCGGTGAGATGAAGAAGGTTTGCCGGATGGAGAAGGACAAGGCCGGCAAAGAGAAAGAGGTCTGCCGCGAGGTGAAGGTACACAAGAAGCTCGAAGGTAAGGCAGTACCAGCCAAATGAATCTTCTCTATACCGGTGCCGCGGTCGTCCTGGTCGCCGCCTTTGCTGGCGGTGCCGGGTACTTCAAGGGTGCGTCAGCGGGTCGCGCTGAGATCCAGCAGGCCTGGGATCGGGAGAAGGCGAAGCTGGCCGAGGAGCACGCCAAGGCAGTCGCTGCGGCGCGTGAGAAGGAGCAGCAGCTGCAGGCCCAGGCAGACCATTTGAGACAGGAGAAGGATGATGAGATTCGATCGATTAGTGCTCGCGCTGCCAGTCTTGCTGACAGCCTGCGCAAGCGCCCCGAGCGCACCACCCAGGCAAGTGCCGTGTCCAGTACCGCCAGCGCTGGATGCCCCGCCTGCGTCTGCACTGGAAACTCGCTTTCTCGAGAGGATGCAGAATTTCTTGCAAGGGAAGCTGCCCGAGCCGACGAGCTCCGCGCCAGCCTCGCCCAATGCGTCAAGCAATACCAAGCCTTGAGGCTCCCCGCGACCCGCTAGGAAGGCCACTCCTGCCTATCGCGGCCTAGTGGGTTGCTTCCCCCGGCGTGTGCCGGGGTTTTTTTTACTTCTCATCGGCAGGTACTGCGGCACCCAGCGCGTTGATCCTGCCGCTGTACGACTGCGTGTGGCGCACCCGGTCAATGCTGTTGATCCGCTTCAGCTGCAGCTCATTAACCTCGCGCAGCTCCTTCAGGATGGTCATTCGCTCCCGAGCTGGTCGCTTGCCGGCCTTGGCGGTCTTGTCGGCTAGATCTTCATAGGCCTGCTGCCATTCCTGCTGGCTGGCGTGGACGCTGAACGGCTGCTCCTTGCCAGGCACCATCAGCGGCCAGTCGCCTAACACAACAAGTTCTGCAACCTGTTCTGCAGATTCGGCAGAATCGTTCGGCGAATCGACATGGATGAGCTCGATCTCGATCGGCTGCGGCAGCGGCTCGGGCTCGAGCTCGGGCTCCGGCAGCGACGGTGGCGGCGCGATTGCATCGAGCGGGTTCGCCGGCTTGGCCGGGGTGACATCCCTCTCCCGCGGCTTGGCCTCCTCCGGGAAGTCAGCTGCCTCCTCGGCGGTGATCAGACCCTTGAGCACGTCAGGGAAGGCGTCGCGCAGGGCAAAGCCTCGAGCTCTCATCTGAAGCATCCGCTTTGGGTACGCCTGCCACGGCCCCTGCTTGCCCCACAGCCCTGCCCGCTTGGCATCCTCGACCGAGAACCTGGCGATCACCGGGTTGCGACCTTTGCGCTTGGCGATACAGACTGCCACCGGGTTCGGCGTGCCTTCGTTTTCGATGTGCTCATCGATGCCCTCGCAGACCGGAGAGGCCTGCACCAGGGCCATCATGGCGTCACCGTAGACGCTCGGCTTGCCGTTGATGACGGCAATGTTCTGCAGCGCCTGCATGGGTGCGAGACCCAGCTCATAGCCCCATTGCACGCAGACCATGATGTCCTGCGGCTTGCCCTGGTAGGCACGCGGCACCATGCTGGACTCGGCCAGCATTTTTGAAAACTCCATCGCCTCGCCCATCGTGGCGGGCGCAAAGCCTTGGCGATTAGTTGTAGTCAGTTGCGTCATGCTTCTCGCCCTCCGGTAGGAATGCTTCGATGGTGTACAGAACCAGCGCGGTAAACGACTCGACGATCTCGAGCGCTTCTTCTTCGCTGCATTTTGGGATGGTGTTGAGCAGAGCAACAACAGCGCGGTCGTGTGCCTTCTCGAGATTGGTTAGTTCGCGTGTCATGCTGTTGCCTCCTTAACTGATAGGGTTGACTGCCGGATTGAGTACGCCTCCTTTGCCGGCACAATTTTTTGTGGCTGTGCTTTGAAGCTGCGCATCGGCCATTTGATTTCGTACTTGCCGGCGATCGCTTTGCCTGCATTGCCAAGCATCGTCTTGAGCTCGGTCTCTGCTTCGGCACGATCTTTCTCGGCGGTGATTGCCCGGTTCTTGGCGTCGACAATTTTTGCTGCCAACAGCTCGGCCTCGATGTCCAGCTGCACGACGGTGTCAGTCGCGACCGGGTACATCCGGTCGGCATCGTCGCTGTTTAATGGTGGGTAGTAATCGATCTCGCCAGTCGCCTTAAAGGTGTCGAGCTTTGCCTGGAAGGCTGTCGCTATTTGGGCGATCGTTTGCACCGTTTGTTGATGCGGCGCAAAGAGGAAGACACGCAGTGCTGTACCTTGGTACAAGACGCAAAGTGCGCCCCATTTAGACGAACAAATATCCATCTGACCTTGCAGCTGTATCGGGCCACGGTACAGGGCAGGCGCATCCTCGGGTTGCACTGCGGTCAGCTTGGCCTCAAGAATTCCGACGCCGTCCAGCCGGATGCTGTCCTGCCCGATGACGTAGATCCCGCGGTCAGGGTCGGTGGTAAGGATCTGGCCGTGGCCGTCGCCGGTGCCGTCCAGGCTGCAGCACAGCGGCAGGCTTTCGTGGAAGCGGGCTTGGTCGTGCTCTGTGACCAGGTCAGCCAGCTGCAGGCGCTCGGCTGCCTCGCGCAGGATGACGGCTTCAAGCCGGTCGCCCCAGGCCATCGATTCATTCTGCTTATTGTCGCGGTCTTGGCCTTTGATGGCGTTGATGCTGACCTCGAGTTCGTCGTTCGGTGTGCTGTACTTAGACAGCCCCATGACTGCCGGCAGCCGGCTGCAGGACAGCATGGTGTCCGGGGTTTTTTTACCTGCCATTGTTCTCCTCCTCGGCGAGTTGATAGACGCGCACGACGCGGGCGTGAGCGGCCTTGTGGGTGGCCTCGGTGAAGCCGACAGCCGTGAATTTTTTTGACCTGAAAACCGCGCCCAGGACGGACGGGTGTGTCTCAGCGGGCAAGCGCAGCTGTGCTCTTATGTCGTTGATGCACACCGTGCCTTGTTGGCGGGCGATCTCAACGGCTAGTGCTCGACAGCGTTCTAGGAACTCTGTGTCTCTGTGCTCAAAAAGAGTCAGCTGGGCGTCGCGCAGGGCGCGACCCAAGGTGGCGGTCTGCATGGCCGCCTCCTAGCTGAAATAAGCGAATACCAGCATCGCCCCGAACAGGGCGAAAAGGATCACCTCGAACAGCGCTTCGGCGATCGCCTGCCGGCGTTCAGGTCTGAGAATTGCTTGGATGCGGTGGTCTGACCAGGGGGTCAGAGAGTCGTGTTGCGCTGCAAGAGTCTTGTGTTTGTCGCCGCAATTTTCGGAATACAAATTATGCGACAAACCCCATATGTAGTTGTTCCGGCTTGGAAAGTCGGAATACACATATGCGCGGGATTCTGCCCGTGTAGTGTCATGTTTTGGCACCATTTTTTACCCCTTCCGTTGTCATTAAAGCAATTATAAAAATTCAAACGGTGATTTCCGTTTGACCTACTACCTGTAGGGGTTGTCGGTGAGTTTCTTAAACTCGGCCTTACCTACTTTTTTCTCGTTGCGATGATGAAGTTCGCGCTTGGCGGCCTCCATTGAGTACCTGGCCTCAAGGATGCGCCAGATGTCGGTTCGCTCATCTTCCCAGGCGATCTTGGTCAGCTCTTTGGAGAGCTCATTGAAGATCTTGGCTGCCCATTTCACGTCATCAATGACCAAAATTGGCACATCAAGCCGACAGTTGAGCCCGCGGCCAACCCGGTTGAAATACTTAGCCACGGTCTTGCGATCTAGGTCTTTCATGCCGTCTAGCGGCTTAACAGGCTGGTAAGTCATTGATTAATATCCTTATAGTATTCGTACTGTATTTTTTATCACTATATCACCGAGAAATATCGTCATCAAAGTGCTGTTCAATCAGCTTATTTTTTTGCGCCCTAGTGTTGCGCATGTCTTGAGCCATCAGCTGCAGATTTTTTACCTGTGTCTCATCAAGCGGTTGCTGATTGTTCTTCTCGTACCGGCGAACCAGGTAGCCGATCAGCAGGGTTGTGGCGAGCAACCCGCCGATCACTAGGAAAGGTTTGAGCTCGCCCATCACTTGATCCTTTTGAGCAAGTTCGATACCTGGCTGGGGTGCCAGTCATTGTTGCCGCGGGGGGTCTCGATGCCGCGAGCTGTCAGCGCTGCGGCGATGTCGCGCAGGGTGTCAGCGCCGGACTTGCGGATGATGTCGCGCACGATCGGGCCGACCTTGTCTGCGTAGGCGTCGGCCTTGGCCTGGATGACCTTGACGCCCTCGGCGCTGCCGATCTCAGGCGTCGGGCTGCCGAGCTTCTTGCCCTGGCGCTTCAATGCGCCCAGCGCGTCCTTGGTGCGCTCAGAAATCCGCTTTGCTTCGTACTCAGAAAACACGCTGACCATCTGCAGAAACGTGCGGTCGGCCTGCGGCATGTCGGCGCAGACAAACTGAACCTTGCCGTTCAACAGCGTTGAGATGAACTGAACGTCGCGTGCCAGGCGGTCGAGCTTGGCGACCACTAGCGTGGCCTTCTGCTTGCGGGCGAGCTCGAGCGCTGCCTTCAGCATGGGGCGGTCTTTTAAGCGCTTACGGGTACCGGATTCGATCTCGGTGAACTCGCCGATCACTGACCAGCGGCCACCATTGAGAAATGTACGCACTGCTTCCTGCTGTGCTTCGATGCCAAGGCCTGACTGACCTTGACGGTCGGTCGATACGCGGTAGTACGCAACGAACTTGCCTTGATGCGGTGCCATTTGATCCTCCTGTTAAGCGGTAGGGTGCTGCGCGATGCAGTAAGGCGAAAAATATATCGCCAAGAAATACCTGTCAAGTACCCAAACGTATCTTTTTCGTTGTGTATCCATTCTGACAAGCGTTGCGAAGTCGTCAGAATCGATATATCTTCGCGCAATCGTACCGTTTGGAGACTTTACAGATGAGTTCAACCCAGCATTACCGGATGTTTCTGATGCGTATGCGGCCAGAGGTCAGGCAGCTGCTTGACCTGGCTGCAGACGAGCAGCGCCGCAGCCGCACGTCGATCCTCGAGGAGCTGATCGTCGAGGCCTACGGCAAGCGCTACGAGACCGCTGAGAACCGGCTGAAGCGGTTGCTGGGCAGTGCATGAACGGCAGGGGCAAGCGCAACAAGGGCGCAGCTGGTGAGCGAGAGCTCGCTGCCCTGCTCTCTGACGAGCTCGGGTTTGTGGTCAAGCGCAACCTGGGCCAGGCCCGCGACGGTGCTGACGACCTGACCGTGCAGCAGTTCCGCATCGAAGTGAAACGACAAGAACGATTACAGGTGGACAAATGGAGCGAACAAGTGGAGGCCTGCGCCGAGGCTGGGGAGATCCCGGTGCTGGCGTACAGGCGCAATGGGCAGCCGTGGCGGGTGTGCCTGCAGTTGAAGGACTTTATTCCGATGATGCGCGACCAGCTGAAATGAGCTGGCACTGGGTGGTCAAGCAGCTGCAGGGTGAGCGCACGGTGCTCAAGAAGACCGGCGGCAGGCTGGTCATCAACATGGGTCTGAACGGCAAGGCTGCAAAGCCGGTGCGCACTGACCTGCGCAAGCTGGTGATCGAAACCTTGAGCGATGTGGGCGAGCTGTCGACCCAGGAGCTCTTTGAGCATGTCTGCGAGGCCGACATCGAGATCAACAAGGAAGGGCTCTACAGCGTCCTGCGAAAGATGATGGCGAAGGGTCAGGTGCAGATGCGCAACGTGCCGCGGCCTGACAACTTCGGGAAGGGTATGAGTCTTTGGAAAGTTTGAAAGGAAAAGTCAATGAACCAAAACAGATTGCTGATGCCGGTGATGCCTGAGAAGAAGCGCAAGGCAAAGAAGGTCGTCACTGACGACACGCCCTCGGTCTGGAATCCAGAGTGGAAGTACACGTCTGCAGAGAAGACCAATCTAGCTAAGAAGTTTCGTCGAATGCTGCGCGAGCAGAAGGCTGCAGCTGCGGCCAAGGTTCGCAGGATCAAGTGACGTGTCCGCATTGCGAGCGCCCTCACCCGCCGGCAAAGACTGTGATGGTCGACGGCGTGGAGCTCTGCACCTACAGCGAGGCCTGGCGTTTTGAGTGCGAGGTGCGCTGGGCTTTGAAGCTGCCGGACAAGGCGAGGAAGCCCAGGATCACCAAGCTGGATTACCTAAACGGTGTCGAACAGCAGCGCGGCACCGAGGCAAGAACAAAGCTGCGAAACGAGATGGTCAGGAGATACAAAAAATGAAAACACACAAGCTGTTGGACACATTGAAGCGCAAGTTCAATCTCAAGAACGACGTGGCCCTGGCGCGGTACCTGGGCGTGCCGCCGAGCTCGCTGTCGAAGATGCGCTCGGGTATGCCGGTGTCTGCCGAGCGCATTCTGCAGATCCATGACGCGACAGGCTGGGAGATCAAGCGCATCAAGGGGCTGCTATGACGACCAAGTTCTGCACCAGCTGCCAATGCACCCGAGAGCTCGATGGCGGCGTCTACAAGCGCGGCAAGAGCACTGCCAGGTGGATCTGTAAGCCTTGCGTTGAGAAGCGCTCTGAGAGTCCGTACAGGAATCATTCGGGCCGTCTGACGCCTGACCAGCACGTCAGGAAGCTGACCTCACATCTGCGGTGGCCGTGATGGCGATCGCACTGTTTGGTGTGCTGCTGATCACCATCGGCGGCCTGGTCGGACTTGCGGCGATGGGGATCTGGATTGCGCTGATTGCTGGCGAGGATGAGGCAGATTGGAATTGAGCGCGATGCCTGACAACATCGTGCAGTTCACGCTGCCCAAGAAGCCGCGGATCAAGGAGAAGGAGCCGGCACCGGATCAGAGGAAGCTCGCCGTCATCCCGATCCGAGCGGCTACGGACAAAAGCCTGACCGAAGGCATGATGCGCACCCTGCTTCTGGTTGCCAGCTACTGCAACCGAGCTGGGAT